GGAAGTTGCCGCAGTTTGCTTGCTGCTCGCGGATCGCTTGCCACTGGTGGGCGTTATCGTCGCGGACGTCCTTGACCTCGGCGCGCACGCCCTTGATCTCCGCGAGGATCGTTCGCAACGCTGCCGCAATGGATCCGCCGAAAATCTCTTCGCCCATCTACCACTCCAGTCCCGTCACCGTAATCTCGCGCGCGTCGTCATCCCTGGTAAACGCGATCACGCGGAATCGTTTCGCCGTCCAGTTCTCCTTCGAGTACGTCAAGCCGAAGTCCGAAGTGAGGTCCACAAACGCGCGGTACTCCGTGCGAATCTTCAGTTGCACTTGTATCCGCGGCTGCGTCAGCACGTTGTCAGAATGCGTGCGGCGGATCCAGTTCTCGCCGATCGTCTGGCCTGTCGCCACGTCTTGCACGACCCAGAGCGGATCAGCATCAGCCGCGATGTCCTTTAGCATCATGGGTCCGTTCATCGCGCGCGAAGCTGCGCCGATATTGCCCTGCCCGGCATCGGTCAGAGTGGACGGCGTGGCCGCCTCATAGATGGCGTAGTCGTTGACAAGGCCCTGCGTGCTTCGCAGTCGCTTCGGCTCGTCGAGCAGGTCGTCCTCGTCCAGTATGATCGCAGGCGTTCCAGCTACGGGCGCTTGCCACGCGCGGTAGTAGATTTTGCCGAGGTGTTCGTACGCATCCGCGCATCCGTAGATACAGAGTTTGTTGATCGCCTGCGCGAACGTCGTTGCGTCGCTGTCCAGTAGCGCAACCTGGATGCTCATTCCGGTTTGCAGCGCCTTCGATGCGTTGAGCGCGGCAACATCGTAGTCGGTGAACCCTATCGCCGCGCAGATGTTCTCGAAAGCAGCGGCCGGCGTCTCGGCTCCCGCACTCGTGTAGACCACGCGCGCGTTCTTCCACCTTGACAGCCTCGACCGCGAGACGAGAGTCGTGATCCGTTTCTCGTCGTCTACCTCCGGCCGCGACAGCAGCCCGTCCCAAACTTTCACGCCCCACCTGTCGTAGATGATAACCGGCGTGTCCTGCCAGTTCGTCCCGGCGAGGATGCTGCGCGGGTTCTCGAGCGAGAAGAGTCCGCCCACGTTGCGACAGCGGACCTTGCAGTCGTCGGGGAAGACCGAGTCCGTCGCGAGGCTGCGCGCCTCGATGATCTCCGGCGTCTCGCGGACGTGATCGGTTACGTCGATGCCGCCAACCCAGATTTCCGGCAGTCGCCGCACCGCACATTCCGGCGCGCGGATGGTCGGGGTGGGCGCGGGGGTGTAGCCCTCGGCCGCGATGCTGTCGGCGAAGTCGGTCTTGGCGTAGTTCCACCACTTGGCGTTGTCGATGCGTGCAATTGCGGGTCGGGTCAGGGCGATGGAGAGGTGGCTGTTACCGAGGTATCCAAGATTCCCATCCGCGAAGATCGGCAAGGTAATTGCGATGTTCTGGCTCGCGACCATCACATTGTCCCAGTAAAGCCGCTGGGTATTCGCGCCGCCGCCGATCCCCGTTGAATCCCAGACGGCCGCGAAATGGTGCCAGGTGTTTACAAGTGCGTCCATCAGCGGAGGGTTCGTGACCCAGTCGTTCCACGCACCGCCGCCGCTCCGCATTCGCCACTTGAACGCGCCGGCATTGAACCGGAAGTCGAACCAGTTGTTGCTCGCCGCGTCCTTTTCGTTGAAGACATAGTGCGTCAGTCCGTCACTCGCGGCCCCGTTTGTGATCGACCATCCGTTCGGGTAGAAGAAGAACTCGACGGCGCCGGCGTTGCCGTACCGCTCGTTGTAGATGCTCGGGTAGCTGACCGCCTCGCCGTTGGCGTCGAACAGCGCAGAGTTGCCGAAGTTTGGGTAGTCGTAGCCCTGCGGAAAGGTTGTGCCGCCGACGACGGCCCCGTTCGGCCCGGCCGCCGGTTGTTCCACCTGCGCGGGGGAGCCGAGGAGCCACCACTCGCTCAACGTATTGGGGTGGTACTGCGGACCCCAACCGAGTGACATCAGATTTCCTCGAGCCTCAGGTTATCCGGAATCCTGTCGTGCGTGTAGTCGCTGCGGTATGGTAGCTGGCGCCGCACCCCGATCCCGCTCTTGGCCAGCCGCGTGCGGATGCGATCTACGTAGCAGGTGTAGTCCCCGTCCCGCAGCAGCTCGCCCTCCTCGAGGCACATGTACTGCGCATCGTTGCTCGCGATCTTATGCCAGCTTACGATTTGGAATCGGAAGTTGGCCGCGACCCCGGTGGACAGGTCGTACGGGTCCGAATAGGTGATCGTGTTGACCGTATTGCTCAAGATCCGAAACCAGCGGTAGGCGAGCGTGCCGCAAGCATCCTCGATCGCCTGCGGGAACCAGTAGCCCGCCCACTCGTCCACGACCCACGCCGCCCCGGCAACCGCCAGCGTCTTCGCGACAGCGTTGAGCACGCCGATCGCGCTCTCGTACCACTCGATCGTCACGTCATAGCCCCGGTAGGCGTTGCGGATCCACGCGGCCGTCGGGTCATAGACCGTCAGGGCGTCCGCGTCCACCGTGCCGGTGAACTCGCCAAGGATCAACTCTGTCGGCCGCTTGTGCAGCGCGAAGATACACTGCTCCGCAGTCCACCCCTGGTGATCGTCCTCGATCATGGTGGAAAACAGCTCCATCATCTCGCGGAACTCGTCGTCGGGCGCTGCCGTTCCAGTCCCCCATGACAACTCGAAACGCCGCTTGTGCGTCTTCGCCGACCGCGACGAACTCCCCGCGACTGTCTCGAATCCGCTCTCGCTCTTGCCGACGATCTCTTCCTCGAGGTTTGTGACGACGGTCGGGAAGACGTAGGTCTCCAGCGACTCGTCCGTAACGCCCCGGTCGATGAGGTAGCAGCCCATGTCGTAGCCGTCGGAAGCGGCGTTGAGGCAGGGCGACTGAGCCGGGTATCCGTTTTCGAGTGACCAGAGGTGCAGATCCTTGTCATCGCTCGCCGTGTCCAGGAATAGCGGAGTGGTGGTCAGGTTGGAGGGGTCGGAAATGTTCACCAGCGCGGAAACCGCACCGTCGATGCAGCAGAACGTCGGGAAGATCCAGGCATCCGAATAGATCGCGTAGGACGATTGCCCGGAGAAGATGCTGTCAATCAACGCCGCCGACGCTGCGGCGGACAGGTTCAGCCCATACGCCCCGCCGTAGATGGACAGGTGCATCAACGCCTGCCCGGTGTTCGTGACGTAGATCCCCGCCCAGTCGCAATCCTCGAAGGCGCACTCTTCTACGGTGTTGTCCTGATGCGCGAGCATCGCACCTGTACCGCACTCGTCAAAGAGGCAGTTCGCGATAGTCCACGTCGTAGCAGCGGCTCCGTAGTTGTCGATTCCCATCGACTGGTGCCGCTTGATCGTGCACCACTTCACAACGCAATTGGTTCTAGCCGCCGTCGATGGGCTGATCCCGTCGTGGTTCTTTCCGATACCATCGATGATGATCCCATCGATGACCGCCGTATTCCCGTTGAAGTAGACGCAATAGCGTTGCGCGCCTACGTTCTCAGCGACCGATCCGGCGTGATAGCAAGGAGAGTCAGGCCGGATTCCCAGTAGCCCATTCGCTGGATCGACAAGCAGCGGATCGGGATCTCCTGCCAGGGGAACCTGGTTATTGTTCGTAAGAAAAGCAACACCGGGGCCGCCGAACTGCGTGTCGTTGTTCCCAGTATTGCAGAAGTTGATCGTAAGCGTCGTGGCGGCGTTGCCCATCCAGATCCCATTCGTGCAGTCCGTGATGATGCAATCCGTCGGCACGATGTTGACTGCGCCAGCGAAAGAGAAGTTCATTCCGTTCGCGCAGTTGTAGATCGTATTGAGCACCATGGCCCCGACCGCGACGGTAGAGCTGAAGGCCATTCCGTCAGTCGAGCACTCGTAGATTTCATTACCCGCGATATTCGTCGCGGCTCCTAGCGCAGCGGTGGCGGAGATCCCCTGGACGCAATCATGGATCGCGCAATCGATGACCTTTAGGGACCCGATGCCAGCTATCGCATTGACTCCGACGACCGCGGAGGCGATCTCGGTCTCGCGTACTGTTGCCGTTCCGTTGTTGCACCGGACGCCGGCACCCTGGCATCGGCATTGCCTGACGGTCCCGGCGGCTCCATTCATGTTGACCGCGAGAGACGACCCAAGGACGTCGAAACCATACAGGTTTGCTGCCGCCGTCATTGTGACATTGACAGCGAAACCAACCGGCCTCAGTTCCGCGCGGAGATGGTGATCTACCTCCAGCGTCTGCGCAGCATTCAGCGTGATGTTTTCCGTGAAAATCATCCCCGCTATCGCTCCGTAGCCACCGACTACGACGGAAACAGCACCAGCGGCACCCGCCCACGCTGCTGCGATCGTAGCGTACGGCAACGCCCAGGTCCCCGGGTTGGCGTCGTTGCCATTCGGATTGACGTAGACCGCCGTCGAGTTGTTCCATTCCGTGAGCGCGTCGCGCTCGTCATACGGTCCGATGACGCGCACAATCCTGGGGGTTTGCCCCAGCGCTGCCTGTATGGTAAGCGCGCCATAGGTCACGGTCCCGCCATACGTTTCCGAATCCATGACCTCGACGCACGCATTCGCAACAGCAACGCCAGCAATAATCGAAAAGTACGGGTACTTCGCAGAGCCGATCTGTGGCGCGTGCCTTCCACCCCCGTACATGTACTCAGCGTCATAGTACGTCGAGCCGCTCGAGGAGACATACCAGGTGATCGTCTCGCCGCCGGCAGCCGTGACGGTCTCCGGCGAGAGGATCACGCGGAGCCCGGCCCCGCCGTCGATGTCGGTCACAAGATCGAAGTTCGTGTTCGCGATCGTGTAGGCGCCGAGCGTGCAGTCGAGAACAATGTACACATCCGTATTCGCGGCAACGGCGGCACCGTCCGCATAGACACTCGCACCATTGTCCGTGACCGTACCCAATAGCGTCCCGTCCATAGCGTAGATCCGAAATCGCCCGATGTTTCCAGCGGCCCCGTCCGGCACCGTTTTCGCGGTCCCCGCCAGCACATTGATAACCGGATACGGCGTGCCGAACCGCTTGACGTAGGCATCGAGAGCGCCCGGAACGAGGAGACCGGTCCGCAGCGTCAGCGAGTCAGTCGCGCCGACAGCGTTGAGCGCGGTCTCATAGTAGACCGTCGTGTTGCGGTAGTCGATTGCGATCCTGTCAGCCACCGCCGGGCACCTCCCGGAACCCTTCGTAGAGATCGAGGTCCGCTTCGATCTGCGCGGCGCCTGGGCCGTTGTCGATCACGATGCGTCGGCGCCCGTTGACGTCGAAGTACCGCGCGTGGAACCAGCCCCGTCGGATCACTCGGAAAAACAGCCGCTCGCCCTGCGCCCCCGGCAGCTCGATCGTCTCGCCTTCCTTCACGCGGACCCGCTTGTGCAGCGTCTTCGCGCGCCGGTTGACATCGCGCCATTCGTGGCGCATCGCCTTGCGGCTGGACTGGTGGATCGTGTATCGCTTCATTCCGGATCGCCGCAGATAGGACGGCAGTTCCTGCTGCACGACGAACTGGCGCTCGCCCGTTTCCTCATCCTTCACGACGACGACATTCGTGCGGTCCACGAACCGCGGCAGCTTCATCGCCGCAATCTTCTTCGCCTCGGCCGTCGTCGGCTTCAGCGTCTTCGATGCAATCTCACTCACGGAAGAAGCTCCCCCTTCCAACATCGTCGGCAATACCACGCATCGCCATCTCGACCTCGCGGCGCACGGCCCCCGGCGACCCGCCATCGACGTTGATCACGATCGCGCCTGACCCCACGCTGATGCTGTTCGTGTCGCCGCCTTGCATCATCTCTCGCGTCGGCCCCGCAGGAATGACCAGCTCCGGGCCGGCCTCACCGACCATCGCGAGCTCTGGACCATGTAGGCCGGCGATGCCGCCTCGCTGGTAAGTCGGGAAGTCAGGTTTTGGCGTCTGGTCAATCATCTGTTCTTGCGCTGCCCATGCAGCCGTCAGGGCTACGGTCGCTATTGCACCGCCAATCGGACCCAGTTGGCGGAACGCTTTCATGATCGAAACGGCGTAATCCATTCGGGCCTGGGCACGGGCCGCCTTCTTCTCCGCATTCCACTGGTCTATTTTAATCTGGGCGATCGCGTTAGCCTTTTCCTTTTCGCTCATGTCAGACTGACGGATACTTGCGATCTGCGCGCTGGTTTCCGCGTCCAGCTTCATCTGATTCAGGTCGAGCCACATCTGTCCGAGCGTTTCAGTCAGTTTGATCGCCTCCCCGCGGATCGTTTTGTTTGTAGCCTCGACGGCCTTCGTCCTTGCCTTCTGTGCGTCCTCGAGGGCCTTCGTCCGTTTCTTGTACTCGCCCTCAATCCATGCGGTGAATTCTTGCTCGTTGTACTTTACCTGTTCGATCGTCCCAGCGTTCTCTTCGATAAGCGCCTCGGCGTTTTCGGCTCCGGCCTCACGGATCTTGTCGTAGTCACCGAGGATCGAATCGCGCAGCGACTGAAACTTCTCCTTCATCGCCGCGACCATGTCTTCCCACGTATCGCCGATGGCTTTTCCTGCGATGTCTGCCGCCTTCTTGAAGTCGCCCTCCATCAGCGCCTTCCATGCGTCTGCCAGTTCCTTGATCATCTCAATGACGCGGCGGATCGGGACGATGATGAAAGAAAGTTTCTCCGTCAGGATGCGCAGGCCGTTCTTCGCCGCCTGTCGCATGTTGCCGTCGGCGGCCTGGATGGCGGTCGCCAATTCGGAGGAACTGTCCGCGGCCTTTTTCGTTATAGCCGCTACCGGGAACAGGACGGATGTTACCTTTTCCACAAACAGCTTGATGGACCGGAACGCGACGCCGAAAGCGTTGGCGACCTTCCGCACGGTCATTGCCGCCCCTCCGAGTTCTTCGATCAAGCTCTTGAGCCCGCGCATCGCAGGGAGAAGCGCCTTCATGAGCTCCTGGCCGATCGCGACCTTCATGTCGTCGAACTCCGCGCGCAGCTTCTTCATCGTGTTCTTGTAGCCATCCGCGGTGCGCGCCATGTCGCCGATCGCATCGCCGGAATCCTTCGCGATGATCGCCATGGTGGCCTGCGCCTTGGCAGCCGTCGTCAGGGCCTCCCCCTGCTTGACGAGGCCCATGTTGAGCGCCTCGACCGCGATTCGATCCTGCGTGAGGAAGACGCCGTATTTCCGCATGGGCTCGATCTGCCCGGCAAGCGCAGACTGGATGTCTCGCATCACCTCGTCCATGGACTGCGCGCGCGGGTTGAATGAGAACAGGTCTGCGGACAGCTTCACGATCTCGCCGCCCAACGCTGCCGCAGCCCCGCGGCCCATTCCCATCGGCACCAGCATGTCCTGAATCGCCGACAGGAAGTTCGTCGCCTCCGTCGTGCTCATCGCGTAGTCTTTGACGAGCTCCTTGCGCATCGTGTTCGCTTCCCTGCGAACTCCACGGAAGACGACGTTAAACTTGTTGTTGGCCTCCTCGAAATTCGACGCGGCCTTTACGGCCTCCTTGCCGAACCGCACCAGCGCAACAACCGTACCGCCGATCGCAGCGGCAACGGCGAGCCAACCCGCCTTTAACTTTTTGAACCACTGCGCGCTTTTTTTCGTGGTCTTCTCGCCCTCTTTGGCGACTTCGTACTCGGCGCGAGCGATGGCCCCGATCTGTGCGCGGACTTTCTCGTCGCCCTTAAGCAGCGCCTCGAGGAACACCTTGGCGGTCGTGTCAGCCATTAGCGTCGCCTCCTCCGATGACTTCGGTTCCGCCCTCGATTCGCGTTCCGTCGGGCCGCATCATGTATTTCTCGATTGCGATCACTTTCCCGTTCTCCGAATCGCGTCGCAAGAAGGGCGAGTTGGGAAACCGTGGCGCCCAGGGCTTCGTCGAGGGAGAGCCCGAGGTCTCGGACGGCGAAGAGGACGAGGCCTCCAATTCCACCTTGAGAAGCGCGGCCAGAGACCGGGCGTTTTTTTTTACGGCAGCGATGTTGTAGAGGTAGACGGCCATCCAGATGCGCATGAGCTGGTCGACCGTGACGTGCTTGCGGAAGTACCGGAAGGACATGCCCTGAGGTTTCGGGGGCTCCCACCCGTGCTTGATCGCGGCCCTGCGACGGTCGCGGCGCCACCAGGGGATCGGCTCGTTGACGGGGTCGCGGAACAGCGTCCGTTTCACCGCGTACATGATCATGCGGCGGCAGTCCTCGCGGGTCGCCATGCGCTGCATCATCAGCGACAGGCGCGCGAGCTTTTTGTCGGTCTCGTAGTCCTCCCACTCCGGCCAGTCGTACTCGGACAGCATCGCGTAGAACTGCGTGACGAACAGGGCGAAGAACCGCTGGAACTTCTGCCACTGGACGATCGGGAAGCACCGGACGGTCAGCACCTTCTCGTCCGGCCCGATCACGGTCTGGAACGGAGTCGCGCCGGCAATGCGCGAATCCTCGATCCCCTCGATGAGCCGGTCGAGGTAATCGGATGAAGACGTGCGGCCCCGAAGGGCCGCATTGTTTGCGGATCGCGCCATCAGTCGATCTCGCACGGGGTCACAGGTGCCGCGCACGGGTCGATGAACCCGCCGCTCGGCACTGCCAGCTTGCCGATGCAGACGTAGAGGAGGTCGCCTGTCTTGTCGCAGATGTCCTCCTCCGGCCATGCACTGACCGTGACCGGCATTCCCGTGTACTCCCCGGTTCCCGTGGTGAGTGTTCCTGGGTTCAGGATCACGCCACGCCGGAAGCACCACTGAATCGGGCGCCCGTCGCGCAGCTCGGAGATCCACCACCACGACATCTCTGCCGGGGCGTTGGGTTCCGAGCCAAGGGTGACGACATCCGTGTTCGGGTCCGTGCGGTCGATCTCGCCATTGAGCCAGAGGGCCACGTTGACGGGGTCGAACTGCTTGAACGTGAACTCGAAGGTCGGGGCGATCCCGGAGACGTCGGCGACGTAGGTCGCCGCCGGCACTCCGCGCTTCCACTCCACCATCTCCATGTTGAGTGTCAGCGTCTTCTCGGCGTCGGTGAGACCGAGAGTTACGATGTCGCCCGTCGGGTCGTCGGCACCGCGCGCGTAGACATCCGCTTCCTTGATGAGCATGTCGTCTCGGGTCGTACCGTGACGAAATGCCAGTTCGTTTATGTCCACGCTTGCTCCTTTCTGCCCGTCGCCGCACCAGCCAAGAGCGGCTCCAGACGTTCTAGCCTATCGAGTCGCGGTTTCCCGCGTTGCTCCGCGAAGACCTTGCGTCGGTGCTCTCGCGTCCATGCCTGGAGCACCGACTCCGGCCGGTTCCGGTTGTAGTGGTAGATCGTCGCGTCGATCGAGGCAACGCGATCGGGGCCGCAGAGATCGACGACCGGGTAGAAGAGCGAGCCGTCGAATCCGGTCGGATAGAGACCGCTGCCGTCGTCCCACTCGAAGAACGAGCGAGGAATGTGCGGCCACAATGCGGCCCGGAAGGACTGCGGCGCCGTGGTAAACCAGCCCAGCTCCCGGATGCGTTCGAACCGCTCCGGCGTCCACGGCTTGAACTCGGTCGAGACCATGCCCGTCTGGTTGCGCCAGTTTCCGTAGGTTGCCCAGGCACCGAGACGGTGGGCGTCGTGGATGATCTGGAGGGCGTTGCTGTCGAGGGCGTCGTCGAGGTCGAGCCCGACGAGGATCTCGCAGCCGTCTTCGATCAGCTTCTCGATCGCGGCCACCTTGAGGGCAACCGAATGCTGGCGGGACTCACACAGGAAAATGGTGCCGTCGATGTCCGATGTCTGCCCTATGGCGTTGAAGGTTTCGACGTCCGCGCCATCGACCCAGACGATCGCTTTCCAATCCTTGAACGTCTGGGCAGAAAGCGACCGCATGCACTCTTGCGCCATCTTCGGGCACTTCCACCCCGCGATGTAGACGCCGATCTTCACGGCGTCCTCCGGTATGCTGCCAGCTCCGCGCGTCTTGGCTGCGCGAGGATCCGCGCGCGGATGGCGTCTCGCGTCGACTGCGAGAATACATGGCTCACCTGCCGCGACGTGTCGATCTGTAGCCTGAAAAATCGGTTGCGGATCGCCAGGATGCGATCTCGGCCGGCCATCTCGGCCATCGGGCAGTATGTCGCGACGTCGTATTTGCACGGCGGCCAGTCACCGCCGAACCGGACGTCATTCTCCGAGAGCTCCCAGTAGAGCCCCGCGCGGAACGATCGCAGGCCGGTCATAAACAACGGCTCCCTCCGCGCGGTCGGCAGCCTGTCCTTGCTCTCCGGCCCGTGCGTCTTCCCGTTCTGGTCGATCACGCCGCCATAGGTCATCCAGAGATTCGGGTTCTCGCGGTAGCACCGCAGCAGGAACGATAGCGCGCCCGGCTCGAGGGAGTCGTCGAGGTCCACCTGGAGGATTACGTCATCTGCCTCGACTCCGTCGAATGCGTGCGCGGCCTCCCACGCCGAATAGGGTCCGTACATCCGGCGCTTATGGCGGATCACCTTGATGCGCTCGTCTCCATCGCGCGCAGACATCACCTGTTCGTATGTGCCATCCGTCGAGCCATCGTCAACGACGACCTGCCGGAAGTCCTCGCCCTGCTCGCGCAACCGCCGCACGTTGACGGCGGCGAGACCGCCGCAGTTGTAGCCGGCGGAGAAAACGAAAATCGGCCGAGCCGGATAGAGCGGAGCATAGGAATCGTATCGACGCCAGAGCTCCATCGGCCGGTCCTGCGTGTTGTCCCATCCTCCGCTGTTCGGGCTTGCCTGCGCTTTCGTCTGTCCGAACTTCGCGTTGTAGTGCCAGAACATCGGCGGACCGCCACCGTAGCCCCTGGGTGCCCACCGCACGATCCGCGTGTTGTCGTTCGGGATCGTGGCGATAGGGCCGATCTGGTTCCACAGGTTCTGGTCCGTCCCCCACCCGTCGTTGACGTCGCGACGATGGTCGAGGGAGAGCAGCTTCTCGTAAAGCCGCTCGCTCGGCGTCACGACGATCACGGCACCGCTCCACTGCGGCATCCGCGGCTCCCGCAGCATGCAGACTTCGCCAGCGCGATCCAGCAGGACGTCAATCGGTCCGTCACAGACCATGTCCGCGTCGAGGAAGCAGGCTCGCCTCGCTCGCATTGCGTCCGGGTTCGCGATCTCCAGCGAGTAGAACCCGGGATGTGTCCGTGGCGAGATCTCCTTGATGCCCAGCTCCTCATGCTTCGTCCCGCGAAATGTCCTGTAGCGCGACGGGTCCGCCTTCCAGAACTCGACCCCATGATACTCCGCTCGAATCTCGGCCTGCTGCGCCGGCGTCAGGTTGTCGTGGATGACGACGAACGCGCAGGACAGGCCACGGTTGCGGTGGAGGAGCGATCGCATCAGGACTTTCCAGTGTCGCAAGTACAGCTCGCCCTTGACGACGGACGCTAGAACCAGCGGTCTCACAGGAGCCTCCTGCATGCGGCGTCTCGCGTCGGGTAGTGGTCCGGATCGAAGCACAGCCCGGCCTCTTCCTCGCGGGTCTCGTGGACGCCGGCCACGATCGCCGGGTGAACGTACCCCTGGATATGCGCGGAGACCCAGATGTCGTCCGCGTATCGCATCTCCTGCTCGTCCTTCAGCGATCGCTCGCAATGGAGCGCGTTGAGCGGCAGGCGGTTAGCGACGAGGCTCGTAGGGAGGAACGAGTACCCCGTATTGCAGGCCGGCGCCGGACCTTGCTGCACGTTGTTCCCGCTCTTCGCGTAGCCTCGCGACTCGGTCAGCGTCTTGCCTCCGCGTGTGAGCCAGTAGATCGTCTCGCGGTTCGGCTCCTCACTGTACCAGTCCACAAGCTGCCCGAAGAGATCCGGGTCGCGGATCTCCCAGTCATCGTCCTGCGTCCAGATCCAGCGCGAGCGCACGAGGCCCATGATCGGGAACCGCACGGCAGATCCGAAGTTTCGCGAACACGCAATCACCACGTCGGCCTTCTCCTCGCACGACTTCGGCATGCCCTGGCCCTCGTTGCAGACGACCCAGACCTCGGCCTCGAGCGACTGCGCGCGGATGCCACGGATCGCCCTGTCGAGGTGCCCGGCCCGGCGGTGATAGACGATAAGCGCGGTTACTGCCGCCACTGGCACCAGTACCACCTCCTCGGGTCGCCAACAGGTAGCCGGATCACCGATGCGCCCGGCATCATTCGCTTTAGGTCGTCGCTATTCCAGAAGTGCTTGTGGCCGGGGTCCATCTGCCGCCGCATGATCGGAACCGTCACAAAGACGCACGACCGGCACACGCGCGCCAGCTCGCGGCAGACGGCCGCCGGGTTCTCGCAATGCTCGAGCATCTCGAAGCACCCGACGTAATCGAATGCAGAGTCCTCGAACGGCAGCACCGCGGCATCCGACAACGTGTAGTCCGTCCAGTAGACAGGCCGCTCGCGGTACTTTTCGACGGCAGCGACAGAGTCGAACTTGCCGGACTCGACGATAAGTTTCGTTAGATACCCATCGCCGATACCGACGTCCAGAAACGTGCCGCCGCGAGGCAGATGCCTCAACGTCTGCTCGTACCGTGCGAGCGTTAGCTTGTCGGCTGCTACTTCCACGCCGCGATCTGGCCTCCCTGTTTTTCCGTTCCCCTGACGGGCTCGCCATCAGTCACGACGGTATAGCCCTTCTTCTCGAAGTACCGGGGATTCAGCGGATTCCGGTGCTCCTCGTGCGGGTTGCCGTCGATCGGCCCCTGCGGGTAGTCGCCCCACGGACAGCCGATGAGGACGTGATCCGCGCAGGCCTCCAGCTTCTCCAGGCACGGGCGCACCTCGTTCGACTCGACGTGCTCCGGGCCGTGCCACCAGACGGCTAGGTCGTAGTGCTCGGTGATGTCCACCGTGCGGATGTCTGCCAGGTCGATCGCAGCATCGACGCCCATGATCGCCTTGAGGGCCTCGCAGTTCGGCTTCCAGATCTCGATGATCCGAACCACGCAGCCCTTCAGCTTCTCCCAGAACGCAAACGCCTTCGGGTTCGCGCCCACGTAGAGGACGCGCCCCTTGAAGTCGACGGCGCACTTCTTCGCGAGCTTGCGGAGAGCCCGCAGGTATCGCTTGTCAGTCGCCGCGATTACGGCCGACGACGATCTTGTACTGCGCGGCCTTCGACCTCGCGGTTTCGGGGGTGATGTCGCCCCATCCTGCTCGGGCGAGGAGCTCGGTGAGTTGTACTGCTCTTCGATGTTGGACATATTCGGGTCCGCCTTTCACGGTGTTATCGATCACCAGCACTTTCTGCGATCGTATTCTCGTCAGGACGCCGATTGCCTCGACGTCCGTCATGTGTTGCAGCGTCATGGAGAGGAAGAGCCAGTCCGTTACGATCCGCTCGTCGAGATCCTCTACGTGGAGGAACGTCGCCCCGTACCGCTCCGCGTTCGTGTCCATCATGGCCGGCACGATGTCCGCGCCGACGTACAGGTAGCCGAGCCGCGTCCAGACGTCGAAGAATCGCGCCTCGCCGCACCCGTAGTCGAGAACCGTTTTCGAGCCCTTTGCGCCTCCGGCGGCCCTCTCGATTTCGATCTCGAGGAACTCGCGCTCGGCCTTGCGCTGCTCGGGCGATAGGTCGCGGTCTTCGGAGAACGCCTTCCCCGTGTTCACCGACTCCTCCCATCGGCTGGCCCAGTCAAGCCGTCGCACTGGCCATCTCCCGCACCCCGGCCATCTCTTCGGCCGCGTCCGCGACCTCGTTAACGGGCCAGTCCATGCACTCGTGATCCCTGTAGCCATGCTCCGCGCACTGCGCGAAGATCCCGCGGTGCCAGCACCCCTTGCACTTCAGGTCTTTCTGCAAGACCCGCTTCGGCGAGTCCTCGTATCCCCAGTGGTAGACCCCCGGCGGCGTCGGCCCCTCGATTGCCACGACCGGCGTCTTCAGCGTCATGGCGATGTGCATCGGGCCGCTGTCCGGGGATACGACCGCAGCGCAACGCTTGATCACCCCGCACAACTGCCCGACCGTCAACACGCCCTGGAGGTCGATGACGTTCTCGTGTTCCACCTTGCAGACCTTCGCATGGTGAAGCAGGACAACCTTGTGGCCGCGGTTCGCTAGCTCCTCGACCAGTGCGTCCGTGTGCATGTAGTTCCGATGCTCGCTCGAGGTCTCGACGCAGACGCCGATCGTCCCTTCCGGGATGAGCCGCTCCGCCTTGCGTTCCCATGCCGGGTTAAGATTCAGCAGCGGGTGCTTGTCGCGGATGGTCACGCCGAGGAGTTGCGAGAACAGCAGCGATCGCGGGGTGCGCCACTGCGCGCCCTTCATGATCTCGACCTTCATGTTGAGGTCGACCTTCGCAGAAATGTCCACGCCCTCCGGCATCTTGTTTGGCGCGCAGGTCAGAACCCGCTCAAGGTCCGGATGGTAGCGCACGAGGTCGGTAAAATCCTGCTGCGCACTGACCCGCATGCAGGCGAAATGGACCGCCCAGCCTTCCGCGGCCAGGGCGCGCAGCGACGGCTCCAGCATGAGGATGTCGCCGATCCCCATCGACCGCCCGATGAGGATGGGCGGCTTGTAGCCGAACTTCGCCTTGAACTGGTCCGGAAGCATGTACCGGACCTGGCGGAACCGCTTGATCAGCGTGATTCCGACATGCCGCGGGACGCGCATCGGCGCGAACGGTCGCAGCTCGATCGCGACGTGGTTGTCGTACCGCCAGCGCGGCCACGCCTCCGGTCGCCCCTTCGTTATGTTCACCGCTACGGCGTAGTCCGGAGACTGGTTCATTCCCACGACCTTTGACAGAAGAGTTCGTCATACAGCGCAATGCAGCGACGGTATCGCCACGCCGGGTTGTCCGTGCCGAAGAGGTAGCCCGAGTCTACGTCGAAGAGCCGGATGATATCGGCCTGCCTCTCACCGTCCGCCGGCAGGTGCTGGTTCTCGGGGTCGAAGAGTAGATGCTCGAGCTCCCACCATGCGTCGAGCAGCCGCTGGAGGCTCTCTGCGCTGGTCGTCCACTTCACGCCGATTTCCACGACGATCATGTAGCGTTTGAACCGGGTCTGCCCGGTCTTGTTCGGTGCGTCGGTCTCGCCGCCGTCCTCGATCATCGCGTATGTGGTGTCGGATCGAAGCGTCTTCGAGGCCATGTCGCGATAGCCGTAGTAGACGCGATCGACGTGGCCAGCGTCTACCAGGCCCGTCTGTAAGAGGTCGCGGAACGTCGGCAGAAGGATTTTCATGCCGAGCTGATTCATGTAGTCCACTACGTCGGCCCTCCGACCATCGGCTCCGGTAACATGTGCTCGATCAGGAGGCGCTGGAAGTGCGACTTGTCACGGCTGCTCACGCGGATCACCGGCCGATCCCCTATGATCTCGGCGGCGTTCTTCATCGTGGACCCAACGATGCTGCGCTGCCTGGAGAGAAGGATGTTGCGGAAGCTGTTGCGGAAGCCGCCGGACGCCTGGAGCAGTTTCGAGCTCGGCGAATAGCGCCGGACGTTCGCGCCCCTTTTACGCCGCGGCGTCTTGCCCTTCATGTCGGTTCCGTACCGGATGTTCCATGTGTTGATCGCGATCTTCGGCGTCTCGTCGGCGAGGTAGTACACAGGATGCAAGGTGTACGTGGAGAACTCGCGCCACGGGCGCATGCCGTCCCGCGCGCCCTGCGTACGGAAGGTCTTGAAGATCTGCTGGAGGTTGAACGTCGCAACCGCAGCCATGAGCGGCCGCGACTGCATCACCTGCTGATACCAGTCGCCGAACCACTTCTTGAGCTGCTTCTCGTTTGCTACGCGAAACGTCAGGCCGTCCGGCATCAGGGCAGGCCCTCCCGCACCGGATAGTAGCCAGCCTGACTATCGGGCTTCGTCATGGACAAGATTCTCTCGGACCACTTGCCGTATCCGAAGACCGGGTATCGGTTGACGCGCGAGGCGTTCGTCTCGATCGTCTGGGCGGCCGGCCCGGCGGACGCGAGGATCTCGCCCTTGAGGAACTGGGCGAGGAGTTCGTCGCGCTCCTTCTCCCACATCACGCGGTCGTTGTTCTCCGCGCTTTCGCCCTCCTCGGAGTAGGCCGCCTGGAGGCACCCGGCAACACCGGCCGCTTCCGCGAGCGCCCTCACGAAATCCTCCGTATCCGGCAGCTCCTCCAGCATCGAGGGCCACTTCGATAGCTTCAGGCCCACCCACCGATCCGTCATGTCGAGGATTCGGGCAACCCACGCATCGGACTTCATCTCCTGGCTGATGCTCTCCAGCCACCGGCGGACACGCACGAGGCTCGCGTAGCTGGCGGTCGTAAGGCACACGCGCCCGAGGACGGGCGTCGAGATTCCGTCGTCACTGTGCAGGAAGACCACGAGGCGGAAGGCCTCGTGTGTCAGGGTGTGGCCGGGTAAGCCGGCGATCACCTGGGCTGCGGTGCTGGTCTGCGCGTAGGTGCCGTCGGAGTGAATCCATTCGGTCCCGGTGTAGTACTCGTCATGGGTGCCGGAGTCCTCGAGGCGCAGGAGATAGCGTACGTCGCCGTCGTCTTCCTCCATGTGCTCCTCGAAGGAGCGGAACTCCACCTCGGCCATCTGTTCCGTCACGATCGTCGGGTTCGCGACGGAAAAGATCACGGCTTCCAGTGCCGGTGGCACAAAGTTCGCGTTGTGGATCAGGCCGGGGAAAATCTGGAAGTCATCGAAGGCCGCATCCGGGGTCTGAACCAGCAACCGATCGTTGCCGATAAACAGGTAGGTGCTGGTCGTCGTCCGGCCGGCTACGCCACCGGGGTTGACGCCGAGAGACACGCCGTTGACGAAGAGATACGTTCCCGCGGCGTCCCAGTCGAGCTCAATGTCGTACCAGGCGCCCGCAATGGGCACCCACGCACCGGCTGACCAGTTGATGACAACGGCGCCAGCGGCATTCAGAATCCGGACCTCGATATTTCCGGTGAAGTCATGGTACAGCGTGATGCGATTGTTGTTTGTTGCCGGATCGTTGCCGCACGAAAACATGTGGCGCGCGGCTATCGGCGCGCCGGCGTAGTTGGGCCGGTAGCCGAAGCGAACGCACCCGGCGTTGCCGAGGTTCGCGACGTTCGGGCCGATGTATCCGACGTACTCACCCGCTACGCCGCCCTGAAGCTGGAGGCACCCGGCGCCGAACTGTGGGTTGACGTTGTCGATGGCGGGAGCGCCAGCCATCCCCGCCGTGACAGTCCCGAGCGAATAGTCCGCGTTGAACCCGGCATTCCACCGCGCTAGAAACGCGCAGTCATCCACCGGCCGCAGCTGGGCGACCCCGCTCCCGATAGCGATAAGGTCGCTGTCGTAGGTCAGGCCGGTGTCGCTATCGAAGTTCCAGCAGTGCTCCATTCGTCTTCCCTCACCGCACCGGCCGGGGAGGGCGAGATCCGCTCGCCCTCCCCGGCTGGCGTCGGCTGCCTAGCAGTTCGTGATCAAGAACCCGGCATTGGCGTTGACGACCAGCTCGTCGATCGTGGACCGGATGGTCCAGCGCTCGGCGATGTCGGCCTCGTCGTCCCTGCCGCTCTTGATGGGCTTGAGCTGGTGCAGGCGAGTGTTCGGCTGGAAGCCGAAGCAGTTCGTGTTCTTCGTGGGTGCCGCCACCCGGTGGAACACGCACACCGTCCGCCCCCAGATCCCGGACACCACGTTCGGGTCCGAGGGGGTGTTCTCGTCTGTCTCCAGCCCACACACGCCTGCGATCCTCGGCTCGAGCCCCATGGCCCGGAGCCCCTGGATCGCCTCGAAGATCCGCTCGCGAATCCCGACCTCGGTGAAGCGGTAGGTGTCCCGCCACTGCGTGGTCTTGATCATGTCGAGCATGACCTCCATGGGCATGGTGATCGCGTTCGCGGCGAGCTGCGGCGCGTTGCGCCAGACCCGTCGCTTGGCCTCGATGATGTCGTTGATCGGCGTGGCGTTGACGTTCGTCCACGCGAAGCCCGACCCGTCGATGGCCGCGGCGGTGGCGTTCGGCACGATCGCCGTGTTACCGGCAATCGCTGCGACGCGGTACTCGCGCGCGAGCATGTGGTCCTTCCCGAGGAACCGCACGTTGTCCTTCCGGAGGTCCGCGAGATCGGACTCCTCGAGGTCAGCGCGGCAGATCGCCGCCCCCAGGCCGTACTCTTCGCAGCGGTACGTGTCCTGGACGGCTTCGATCTCGATTTCCTTGGGACGTTCGCATTTCCCGATCTTGTCGTTGAGGACGCGGTGAGTCGTGGCGTTGGTGTACCGGAGGTACAGGCCCGTCCGTTTCTTCACCGTGAACGGGGGGAAGATGAAGTCCCCCACGAACATGTCCTGCGGCGACTCGATCGAGAGCCTGGTGAGCGGATGCTGGACGCTCAGGGCACCGGGAGTGAGTAGCATGCTACACCTCCTAGTTCAACTGGTAGAGCCGCACTTCGACGGCTACCCTGTGCGTTGCCTGCGACGCCGCGGCGCGAGAGACGGCGACGACATAGTCGCCCTGCCCCGCTGCCACGAGCCGCCCGTTGGCATCGCTCGCCAGTTCGTCGCCGCGGTTGAAGGCCGCTCCGGCCTCCCCGCCGACCTGACCCTCGACCCGCAGCATGACGAGGTCGCCATTGGCGCCCCCCGTCCCGCTGTTGATCGCGATCATGCCCCTCTGCCCCGCTCCGCAGAGCGTGACGTGAGGCTTCGACCCGGCGGTCGCGTTCTCAACGAACCTGTAGACCCTGCCCAGGTAGAAGGCGGCGTCGTCGCAGACGAATCCCTCGTCCTCGTCGTCGTACTTCCACTTGGGCACTTCGACCTTGATGGCTTCGTTGGGGATAGCCATCTAGATCATGTCCTTCGCCTGAGTCAGCGCCTCGTCGGCGGAGAGCTCCGGATGCTTCTTCATCAGGTCCGTCGCGATCTTCTCGATCTTGTCGGCCTTCTTGGTTTCGTCATCCGTCGCGCCGTCTTCCGGCGGCGTGGCCTCCGTCGTGGGCACCGTGGCGTCTGTGTGCGCGGCCGGGAGCTTGGTGAGCAGGTCCGTGTACTTGGCCCGATCGTCTCGGGACAGGGTCAGGATGTGCTCGACCGTCGCTTCCTTGGCCGACGGCTCGATCTGCTTCGCGTCGATCCTCTCGATGACGAACTTCTCGATGTCGGCTCGGTCGCGCTCGTTGGCTGCCTTGCGCAGCTTCTCCGCTTCGGCCTTGGCCTCGTCGCGCTCGGTCTCTGCCTTCTGGAGAGCCCGCGCGTGCTCGGCTTTCAGCGATTCCAGATCGTTGCGCGCCTTCATCTTTTCGACTTCCGCCTCGCGCTCGAACTGGACCCGGAGCTTTTCGAGCTCGGTCATGCTGTACTCCTTGTCGGTGTTCTGGTTGCCGGTCTTACCCTCCGGCTGCGGGTGGCTGGTATCGTCTTCATCGTCGTCGGTCGCGCCCGCTCTGGCGCCGTCTGCGTCGATGTCGATCGTCTCTTTCGCTTCCTTCGCGCTGCGGTCAACGGTGTAATACACCGCTACCGCGTCATCGAGGTCGTGGACCGCGGGGAGCCCGCGGCCGAACATGAGGATGGCCTCCAAAGCAGCTCCCCGCTTCTGGCCGTCGGTCGTCGTGAAGTCGGGCCAGACCTCGATGCTCTTCTGCTTGCACGCCCCCGACTCAATCAGCTCGGCGAGCCTGGCCGGCACCTGTTTGATCCTCGCCTTCAGGCGGTCGCCGATACGCCAGAGCTTCTCGACCCAACCGTGCGCAAGGGCGGACAGCATCGGCCGCGAGCCATGGCTGGTAGCGTCGTGCTCGCCGGAGGGCGAGATGTACATGTAGGGCCGGATAACCCCGGCCTCGAAGTTCTGGATCATCGTATCCAGATCCTTCGTGGTGTACTTGTGGCCCTTCCACTCGCCGGCGCGGAAGATTTCCATGTCGTCGATCACGGCGGTATCGAGGGCGAAGCGCACCATGCTCGTCCCGCAGACAGAGCACTCGTACTCGCTGGGGTCGCCCTCGGTGGCGTCCACCTCGGCGCCGCACTGCGGACAGAGTGCGCGCTGCGATTCCTTGGCCGGCTCTATGCCGGTCTTGTAATCGTGCTCCTTGAGCCATGCCTTCGCCTTGGCGACAGTCCACGAGCTCGGGCTGAACCGGACAGAGATGACAACGGACTCGCCGTCTTTCGTGCCAACGATCATGGACACGCCATCCGGCATGTTCTCGGTGAGCGTCTTGACGTCCGTGCAGCCCTCGGCGGAGTTCTGCGGTGCTGAGTGGTCTTTGTAGGGCATTACGGCATCCTCCGTTCGCTGCGTTCGATCAGGCTGACGACAACGACCGCGATGGCGATGCAACCCATGGCGATGAGCCAGCCTACGGTCTCGGTGCTCAATTCATTCTCATTCCCGGTCGGGGAACGACGATCCGCCCCTTCCGCTTGCCGTTCTCGTCGTCGGGGTCTTTGAGCCGCGAGGCGAGGGCGTCGATCGCCGCAGCTAGGTGGCAGATGGCTTCCTTGACCGTCACGCCGCCCTCGAACTTGAGGCCGCTCTTCCCGTCTTCCTCCCACGCCAAATGGATCTGCTTCATCGCTTGCCTCCGAACCGCTTCGACGGGACCGTACCCTGTAGCCATTTCTTCTCCGGTGGCGTCTCACCCTTGAGAACGGGCGAGAGCACCGACCGGCACTTGTCGTGATTGGGCGGGACGATCCGCGAGAACATCGGGTTCCGCGCCTCGATGTAGCGGCCGTCCTGCTCGTGGCAGAACGGCGTTTCGCGGCCGTCGAGGATCGCGTCGTACATGTAGCCCTGGACGATGTCGCCGGCATCGCGGAACGTTTGCATCCGGCCGTTGTTGAACATCTCGCTGGAGTTGTTGCGCACGATCGTCTGGGCGGTCGCCTTGGCCTTGCCCGCGATGTCGGCCTCGATGAGGTCTACAATCTCGCGGGTCGTCATCGTTTTGGCGTTGTTGAAGATGAGGGTGCCGACCTTCGCAACCGTCTCCTGCGATTTCACACCGGACATGTAGAACGAGTACTTGCGGCAGTAGAGGATCGCCTCGCGGTCGGCCGCGGTGAACTCCAGCCCATGCTCCTTGAGCCACGACTCGACCCACGATCGGTCGAGGAACTGCTCGGTCTCTTCCCACTCGGGCCAGCCGATTTGCTCGACGTCACGCATGCGGCGGGCTCCGCCTAGCTCCTGCGATGCGGCGAGGCGCCCGTGGAAGTACATGCGGGAGCCAGAGACCTCGTAGACCCGGCGGAGCTGGCGCACCCACTTGCCGGGCGCCTTGAGGTCGTCGATCTTCGCCCAGTCGCCCGCCAGCGCACCGTTCTTCTGCGCCTGCTCGCTCGCTGCGCGGGCAGTCTCGGCGAGGGCCTGCTCGGCGATCGGATCGGCAGCACTCTCGATGTCATCGTACCATCGCCGCGCTTGCTTGGCGTCGAACCGCGAGGAGCGCGCCATCTTCTGCGTCCCTGGCTTCTCGTCGCCGTCGGCCTGCGGTTTCGGTTCGTCCGGGGTCGGTTGCGGCACCGGCTCGCCTTCGGGCAGCTCCTCGGCATCGGGAATCCCGGCCCAGGGGCGCACCCACTTCTCGCTCGTCGAGACCAGACCGCACTCCTTGCCCACCTTGATGGCCTCGGCCTTGGCCTGCGTGTAGCCCTCCCCATCCCCGGCGGCTACCAGCTTCGGGCAGGCTGCATCGGGGCCGAAATTCCACCGCACCAGCGGCCAGATGATTTGCGCGTTGACGACGTTGCAGAGCTGGTTGCGCGTGTAGCGGGTGTCAAGAGTCACCACGTTCGCGAACTGGGACTCACCGAGGGCGCGCGAGCCATACTTCGCGTCGGCAAAGCCAGCCATATCGGGCACAAGCAACTTGCGGCGCATGGAGTTGTCGAGCGCCTTGATCGTGTCGGTGTACTGCGCTTGCCCGTTCTGCTTTTGCTCGAGGAATGAGACCTTGGCCTGCGGGACGTACTCCTCCTTTTCCTGGTGCCAGTCCGCCGGGATGTAGATCACCAGATCGTCCTGCCAGTTGTCGAGGCTGGTCTTCAGCGCCGAGATCTGATCCTCGCTCATGTCGCTGCGGAACTCGGCAACGACGGTCGGCGAACCGAACTTCTGGCCGTGGATGTTGCGGAATTTGAAGTGGTGGGCCTTGGCGAAGAACTCGCGATAGATGGCGGAAAGGTCGGAGCGGCCGTACCAGTTCGCGTCTCGCACGTAGGGCCAGACAAACAGGATCACGGAGGACGGGTCGATCCGCTTGTCCTTGTCGAGCGAGGCTCCTTGCTCGGGCTCGCCGACGTAGATGTAGAGCAACTCGTCCGACTCCTGGTCGACGTAGAACTGGATCTCATAGGACGGCTTGCAGATGATGCTGCGGTATATCCATCGGCCGGCGTCGCCGACGACATGCGGCACGGCGAGCTTGAAACCGTAGCTGCGCGCGTCGAGCAGGTTGTCCAGCATGGACGCGAACGAGGGCCGCGCGGGCTCGCGCTTCTCGCCCATGGGATACTCGAACGACTCCAGATTCTCAGCGACGAAGTCGCGGATCTCCAGGTCTTTCGCGTCCTGCGAGGCCTCCTGGATTTGCCAGTTCGCCGAGAGCGCGAGGCGCTTCTTGAGATCCATCGTCCCCGCGATCACGTCGTCCATGAGCATGCGGTCGAAGAGCTCCAGCCCCTTGCCCTTCTCGTAGAGCAGCGGGTCGGGGTTGTAGTCGTACTCGCGGTATTCGTGGACCGAGCGCGACGGGATGGTCGGGGCCTTCGTCGTAGGCGTGGCCGCAAAGAATTCGCGCCCCGCAGCGCGGAATCGCTCGCGGAATGCCTTACGCCGCTGTCGGACCTTCATCGCTTCCTCTTCGTGGAGAAGGCGACCGCCTTGGAGGGCGGTGGCCGTTTCGGTGCTGCGCAGCACATGACAGCGGAGTCCAGCTCGTCCGGCGACCGGGCAAACTCTGGACCACGCTCCTCGGACATGCGGCTCTTGTAAGCCGCCTTGCTCTCGAGCTCGTACTGGCCTCGCGGGTTCCGCGAGATGCGGATGCTGTTGGCCTGGGCGGCGAACCGAATCCACCAGCTCTCGGGTAGCTCGTGGCAATCCGCTTGCCCCTCCACGAACCGCATGCGAAGCCCGTAGGCGTCCTCGGCGCGCCGCATGTTAAAGCGTTCCGGATCGCGGGCGCGGCCGCCGGCGAAGTACTTCTCGACGTACAGCCCCTTTTCCTTGGCGAGGAGATCGGAGACGCCTTTCCCCACGCCAGCAGCGTCGACGGTGATGCGATCCAGCTTGTGATCGCGGTGCACGTCCAGAGCTGCACCGTAGGTCTCGGTCGTGTCTTCTCGCTTGAGAGTCGAGGCGTGGAAGAAGTGCGGGCCGTGACGAGCGCACAGAGAAGACAGGTCACCGCCAGCGCCGACATCGACGCCCATCGCCTTTTCCCCACCAGGCGTGAGATCATCCCCGCCGCCCTTCCGAGCGAGGTCGAGGGCGTGGGCCGGAACAAGAGTGCGCTCGTCCTCTTCGTAGAACTCGGCCTTGACCTGTGCGCGGTAGTACGGCGAGTCCTCCCCGAGTTCCTGCTTCATCATGGCGATCCACTCGGGCGAGCAGTCCGGCGACTCCTCGCCGTCCGAATGGACGCCGTTCCAGCCCTCCGTATGAAATCGATCGTGGAAGAAGCCGATGTTGCGGCCGGCCGCCGACGCGCAGAACATCCGTACTGTCTCGGCGCTCTGCTCGTAGCCGAACGTCGCGCGGAAAACCGAGTCCGGCACCACCTTTGCTTCGTCCACGATGACGAGGACGTGTCTCGCGTGGAAGCCCTCGATGTTGCCGGGGTCCTTGCAGGAGACGCCGATGGCGAAGGCGTCGGGCCGGTGGTTCCACTGGGTTGTCAGCGGCTCCTCGCCGAATATCTTCTTGGCTGCGGGTGGCGCCCGGCGATACCACTTTCCGATCTCGCGCCACTGCATCTCCTTGACCTGGCGCCACGTCCCGGAAGTCGTGACGACGACGCTGTCGTGGTAGACCGTCGGGTGCCATAGCGCGAGGATGGCCTCTGTCGCCGTCTTGCTGCATCCGCGAAATCCGCGCCACGCGGTCTTCCAGGTCTCGCGGTTGCCCTCCCCGAATGCGTCGAGGACTTCCCGCTGCTTGTCCCGGAACGTAATGCCCCAGATGTCCTGCGCAAAGAGCGCCGGGGATCTCCGCCATCTCCGGAGGACGATCCGCTGGTTGTCGGCGTCGCTGCGTTTGCTCACGCACCGTCGGCCTCGGCGACGCGGGCGAAGAACCCTGCGACGGTTTCGTCCGCGCTGATCTTGTGCTCGTGGCGGTCCTTCCACTCATGCGAGCGGCGGTTCTTGAGCCAGAATATCTGTGCGGTCGGGTGCGCCGGCATGTGCCTTTTCAGCGTGCAGGGACCGTCCTTCGTGGTGCCCTCCTCAAAGTAGTCGTAGCCGAGCGCGCGCTCGTAGAGGGAACGCTCGACGCGCTCGTCGGCGATACCCTTGGCAGCCTTTACGGAGTCAAATAACTTCGGGTCTTCGGCATAGGCCTTGTAGAGCGTGGGGAGGCTAGTTCGGACGGCTTCGGCCATCTCACGGTCGGTCGCACCGGCTTCTGCGAGCTTCAGGAGCTTGGCGCGGTCTCCGTTGGTGAAAACACGCTTCGGGCGTCCCGGCTTGCGGGTGCGTTTCTTGCCGTTGCCGTTTTTGCGGATGCTCCCAGCCAATTTGATTCTCTACTAGCACGAAACGGACCGCTTGTCTAGCAAAAACGGTCCGTTTTGTACCACCGGCGGTCAGGAATGGACCGCAAAGAAAAGCCCCCGGCGGAGGGACCGGGGGCCGTAAGGGGGAGAAGCTACGATGATGTCAGCGAATCCTCTTTCCGCAGCAGCGCCGGCGGCTATGCCGCGAGCGGCCGCGCATCGTCTCAACGTACATGCAGGACGGCGGACAGTCCGCTGCGCCGGAACAGCGCCAGACCGCACGACGCCCCATGCGCGAGATCGCCATCTCACGACCGCACTTCGGGCAGTGCTTCACCCGCGGGACTTGCACTTCTCCATCTCCTCGCGGTCCTTCACCAGCGCCCTCCGGTAGAGCGGGCACGACTCGTTGGCGTAGACGCATGCGGAAAACCAGCAGGTGCACGGGTCCATGTTCTGCGCGTTCGCGGCCATCATCTGTCTGAGCAGCTCGCGGCGGTCGTCACGCAGTTTCACCAGTAGCTCTGTCTGGCCATCGTGATGGTTGGCCGCGCCAGGCTTGCGCTCGAGCGGGACGATGAACGCCCGGCAGGCGAGCATCCTGCCGGTGCGCCCGAAGACGTGGTGGAGCTCCATGCCCATGTGCCGCGTCTTGAGCTCGGCCGCGATCTCGTGCCACTGCAACTTGCGCATGTTCATCGCGCCTTCCTCCAGTTAAATGCGTCGTACTTCCTGCGATAGTGGTAGTAGCGATCCTTGACCGCCGTCACGTTCTTCAACGAACCCTTGCCGCTCTCGCCTGCGTTGTGGAATTTGTAAGCGTCGAAGATGTCGTGGACGCTCTTGTGCGTGTCGAGAAGATCGCGATGGTTCGCCGCCGTCAGATCCAGGTTGAGATCCGGTTGGTAAAGAATTTGCGGGCGCGAGCGGATCAAGTCCGCGAGTTCTTTGTCGTGCCAGATGTTCTCAGCGATCTCGGCTGCCCGGACGGACCACATGCCGCCCATGCCACGATCAGACTCGCCGGCGCCCATGGCACCCTTCGGTCGGATACCGGATGCGTTAGCCTTGAACTTTGACTCCTGCCAGATGATCGCGGCGAAGGCAAGTGGCGGGATGTCGTAGTCCTTGGCGTGGCGCAATAGCAACTTCGCCGTCCTCGTTGACCCCGTCTCCGTCCGCAGGAACAGGAGCATCCTGAAATCCTGAAGCGAGGAAATCCAGCGGGTACTCTGGGTGGCAATTCCTCCGATGAGAACCCCAACGAGCAGCGCGACGCATGGCCATGCCCACGTCCGATTCACGTGCCGCTCCATTCCGTCGGCTCCTCCCGCGTGAAGTTCTTCGTCAGTCTCATCACCCCAGCCTCTCTACCCGGCTCAGTATCGCCATCCCTATTGTCTCCGCACACTGCGGGACTACTCCGTTGCCGAGCGCCATGAGCCGCTGTCGGCGTAGATCCTTGCGCTTCGTCAGGCGCGGGAGTCCGTCCTCCCACGTCCCATCCTGCCAGCGCGTCCGGTAGTCGCGGGCCTCCGGTTTCGCGCACTCGACATCGGACCAGCCCACGGGGAAGCCCATGAGCGCGTCAACCCAGTCCGGGTTTAGCTGACCCTCTTTCCCGCCATACTCGCATGCGTGGGCGTCGAGGTAGCCCTTTCGGAGTCGGTGCTGCTGGACCTTGCTCCCCGGGGGGCCGCATCCTTTGATGTCGCTCGCCCGCGGCGTCGGCCATGTCTCACCCGGGTCCCGTTTCACCTGATTCCGTAGGCGCATGTCTGCCGTTTTCTCCCACGCCGTCGATCCCTTCCTCCCCGCATCCTCACCCGTTGGGGTAAGCCACGATGAAGACGCGGTCCCGGCGGTGCGGAGCCCCTTGGGACGCAGCTGAAAGCACCGTCCATTCCGCATCATACCCGAGCTCGGCCAGGTCTCCGAGAACTCGTCCGATCCCCAGGGAAAGCAACCCTCGGACGTTTTCCACGATGACGAGTCGGGGTCGTACCTCGCGAATGATTCGCCGCATCTCTTCCCAAAGACCGGAGCGTTCACCTTCAAGCCCGACTCGCTTGCCGGCGACAGAGACGTCCTGGCAGGGGAACCCACCGCAAATAACGTCCGCACATCGCCCCACCGCTTCACATTCGGCCAGCGAGTCCGTAAGACCTTCAGCGGGTACTCCTCGATCTCTACCTGTAGGCACGTCTCGAATCCTCCTGTCTGTTCGAGTCCGAGGCTCAAGCCCCCGATACCAGCGAATAGATCTATCGTCTTGAGCTTCCTCACCCCAGCCTCTCTATCTGACCGCCATCACGGCCTTCGTCAGGGCCGGACGGCAGAACTTCCTCTGAAGCTCCCGCCACCCCCGGCTGTAGTCTATCCACTTGTCCGGTGGCTGGTAGAGCATCGCAAACGGCATGAACCCCATATGCCAGCACTCCCTCAACCGTGCCTCGTCGTCTTCAAAGCTACCCCGGCCAATCAGGACGTAGCAAGCGAGTTGATCCCGCCGGAAGTCACAAAGTAGACCCATCGCCTTCTGAAGCGATTTCTTGGCTGAGTGCCTATCGTATGCAAAGTACATCCTCGTCAGGGAGAGCCCGCGCAAGTCCTCGACGTGGTGCCGCCGTAGCCTCGCGGCCTCAAAGCCACCTACGAACCTTACGTCTCTCTGCGTCTTGAGCATCAAAATCACCTCGTCCCAATGCTCTCGCGGTGCTGCAAGGATATTGTTGTCGTGGACCAGATGCCCCTCCTTGACCTCAAGACAACGTAGCTTGCCCTCCCGCTTCGGGACGAGACAGAAGTCGCAGTTGTTTGGGCACCCCCTCGTAGTGATGACGTTCCCCGGGGCCATGTACCTTCCCGGCACGAACTCGCCACCAGGATCGTTGAGCGCAGGACCGCCCATCTCGACCTCGAAACCGAATGCCTCCCACTCATCACGCAGCATCCGCGCTCGATCCAAGTCCCATGTGAACGTTACAGAGATGTGGACCTTCTCGCGCCGATCAAACAGACCCGGCCATTCCTTGCCATCTGGCGGCGTAGCCTTGTTACGCCGGGGAAACACTCGGATCACTGTAGCCTCTCTATCTGACGGTCGATCTCGGCAAACGTCACAACGGCCTTCGCCTCTCCGTCGATGGTAGCGGAGACACCATTCGCCTTCGCTTCCTTGAGCACGTCGATGGCAACCGACCGCTCGCGGGTGAGCCATGCCTCGGCGGGGGCAATCGCAGCGTCAACGCGATGGGGAACTCCGATGCTAGCCAGTTCTGCCCATGCATCCCTCGCCGCCTCGATCAGCGTCTCGACTGGGTGCTTCTCGTCAGCCATGCTTGCGCCTCGCTCTCTCTTTCGCACTCCACCGATGACCCCACCCGTCCTTGTGCGGCTTCATCGCGCCGCTGCTCTTCCCCTTGTGGACCTTCTTCGCGTTCACACGATTGGGATGCGAGGTCTTCTCGTCAACCACGTTTCTCCTCCAGCTTCTTCGCTCGACGGCGGGCTTCGACCATGACCTTGCGGAATGCCCCCGCAGCAGGGTAGCGCACCCGAACGGAGTTGTCGTACGCCCACCTCGCCAGCTTCCTCAACTCCTTCGCTGCGTCACTCACCCTTGGACTCCAGCGCGTCGATGTCGGCTTTCGCCTTTTCGATCCCCCGCAGAACACGGTCCGCTTCCCGTCCGCCATCGTCCAGCCTCTCGGCTTTCGGCAACTGACGCCGCAGTTCGTACAGGCGCTTGACGGGTTCCGGCGTCCGCTTCCACCACTCGCTCGCTTCCTTGCGGCGCTGCGCGGAGACAAGCCGCGCCTCGTCGCGAGAGATCACCTCGACCTCTCGGCCATACTCGTTGTAGGCGATCCGCTGGACAGGCGGTCGCCTCGGCGGGGAACTTGTCCATGTCCTACCCATCGGCTCCCTCCCTCAGCTTCTTCGCCCGACGATTGGCCTCCTGCGCGGCCACTTGCAAGCCGTACCCGAATCCGGGCGACCCAGCATCCTTCGCAGCCTCGCGATAGAGCCACCTCGCCAGCAGACGTAGCTCCTTCGCCGCTCCCTCACGACACCCCAGCCGGTACGCTGTCTCGTAGGCTCTCTTGATGTCGGCCTCGCTGGGGTCGTAGTCAACCATCTCTGTCTACCTTTCCCTCCCCGTACTCTCTCAGGAGATCCTTGATCTGCGCATCGATTCTGCCCCGCGCCATCTCGCAACACACGCCCTCGTCGTAGCCGTAGTGCTGCACGATCTCCCTCGCTAGCTTCAACGCCTCGACTGCTCCCCGGCGGTAGGCTCGCTTCCTCGCGTTAACGTGAGCGCGTGGCTCACACATCGGTGTCTCGCCCATCTTCTATCTCCTTGATACGCATCGCCTTGAACGTCTCGTAGAATGCCCCCGCCAGTCCGGGAGTCGTGAAGCTGGAAATGCAGTACTCTGGCGGAAACATTGGGTCCGCGTTGTTGCGCCGGGTAAACCGCAGGTCGCACCCGGCGAACTCCCAGCCTTCCTCAAGTAGCTTCTCAACCGCTGCCTTCGTCCTACCTCCCCTCATCTGCTCCCTCCTTCTCGGGTCGCTTCGCTCAAAAACCGGCCACACGCTTCTCCGCCCACCGCAACATCATCTTCGTGTAGAAGCGAAGGTCCATCTCGTGCTGATACCAATATGGGTCATATCGCGGGGTGTCCTGCGAAGCAGTTTGTTTCATGCTCCCTCCTTGGCGGGGCGCTCGATCTCGGCCGTCTTCATCAGGATGACGCCAGCGGCATCCTTCGCTCCGGGATCTCCGTTCTCTGCGAGGTTTGCCGCCCACTCCTTCAGCGTAGCCCACATACGCTCGGCCTTGTCCTTGGCATCAATAGCATCGTCAGCTTCTTTCTCTGCATCCCCCGCCCGCTTGTACCAGAAGTCAGCCCTCTTCTCGGCCTTCTCGGCGCGGGACTTCCACTCGTCCAGCTTCTCGTTCGCCTCGCAGTATTCCGCGGAGGAGATGGTGATGGAGTCCTCCCCGCCGTGTTGCTCCCCCTCTTGGCGCTGGATGGCGGCGACCGCATCCTCTACGCTCTTCGCGCTCTTCTCGTCACCGTACCCGCGCAGCATTCGTGCGGCATAATCAGCCGCCTCGACTAGTCTCTTCACCGCTGGAGTCATCGCCTGCTCTCCTTCACGATCAGTTTGCTCTCCCGCGCCGCCTTCTCCGCTTCGTCCAGCATACGCAGGAACCTCGGCACGTCGTCGCAATCCCTCCACCGTACCGGCGTCGTGATGATCTTCAAGTGGGGGCACTCCCTACGTATCGCATCCAGCAGTTTCTGGCCCGTCATTCCCTGCTCTCCTTCACGGCGGCGAGGGCGGCCTTCAGTCGCAGTACCTCGCGGGTATCCCCCGAAGGGGTTGAGCTACTCATCTCACCCTCTCGTAAAGTTCCGGTGCCGACCGGTACAGCCGCGAACCCTCCCACGGGCCAAAGCCGTCCTTGTAGCACCGATTTTCCCGGCCCCACTGCGTCAGGTGCTCCGAGTACTCGCCGTAGAGATAGCGCGACGCCCACCAGAGGATCTCCGTGCAGACTCCACGCGCCGTCATCCGCATCTTATGCCAGGCGTTCGCGCGCAGCCATGCGTAGCGCGAGAGCATCCCGAGAACCTGCGAAGCCCGGTACAGCTTGCCGTCCCAGTCGTGCTTGACCAGCGCGAACATCGCCTCGACCTCGGAGTCGGACGCCTTGCGGAAGCGCCACTCCTCCACGTAGATGTTCGGGTTGTCGTACCGCGACCACGGATGCGACCCGGCACGCAGGAGATGCTCGAAGGACTCGTCCGAGTAGTCCGTCTTGCGGTGGAGGCCCCCGTGGCTCGGGATCATCTCGTCCGCCGGGATGTCCGGGTGGGCCGCGCGCACGATCTTCTCATGCGTGTCGCCGAACCAGTACTCCCTGTCGCGAGAGAGGAAGGCCGTGATCACCGCTTCAGCCTCCCGACCGCTTCCTCGATGTAGTCCTCGAGGATCTCGCTACTCACGTCCACGCCCTCGATCCCCAGCGTGAGCAGGTGCTTGCGCGCCGCGGTGATCGCCTTGGCGAACGCTTCCTTGCGCTCGGCTTCGGTCAGCTTACCGTCCGATGCGGCGTCCTTGAGCGGCGACACGTAGCCCTGCGCGATCGAGTTGACCGCCGTGACGCACGCGTCTTCGATCCGGCTTTGTCTCTCCGCGCGCTTCTCCTGCTCGACCTCGTTCGTGGCCACGTCACGTTTCGCCGCGAGCAACCGCACCAGTCGAGGGACCAGGATGGGCGTCGCCAGCGTCACCGCCAGCAGGACCGCGTTCAGCAGGACCATCAGGATTTGCAGCAGGATCTCGTTCATCTCATGCCTCCAGTTCGGCGAGCGTTTCCCGCGCCGCCGTGCAAACGTATTCAACTTCCTCGTCCGTCATGGACGAGTAGAGCGGGAGCGACGCAACTTCGCTCGCCGCCTTCTTCGCGTTGGGACAGTCTCGCGTGTCAAGGTGCTTCCACGCAGTCAGGTCCGAGATCAGCGGGTAGTGGACTTTGCATGACACTCCACGCTCGGCCATCTTCGCGATGAACTCGTCACGCTTCGGCACCCGCAGGACGTGCAGGCCGTGGGCCTCGTCGCACGCGAAGTACCCACAGCGTCCGATCATCTCGTGATACCGCACCCGGATGTTATTCCGCCGCGTGTGGCGCTCCTCGAATGTCTCCATCTGCGCCACCGCGACCGCAGCGAGGATGTCCGACAGCAGGAACGCGCCGCCAGGCTGCACGATGTCGTAGCCGTGGCGCTTGCGCGTGTGCGAGTCCGCGTCCATGCCGTGACACCGCGCGCGCTTGAGCCACGCCGCGAGCTCGTCGATGTCCGTCGTGATGATCCCGCCCTCGCCGCAGGTGATCTGCTTCGTGGCCTGCAACGAGAAGACGTGCGCGTCCGCCTGCGTGCCTATCGGCTTGCCGTCGCGGCCGATGCCGCCGAGAGAGTAGGCGGAGTCGCAGAGGGTAAAACACCCACTCTTGCCATGTCGCGCTCTGCACGCACGGCCACCGAAATCCATGCTGCTGCCAGTTGTTAGATCGTCCCCGCAATCTAGAAGCAGTGCGACGGAACCCCCGGAAAACTTCACCGCGTTTGCGTAGAAGTGACCGCCGAAAGCTGGCACGTACCAGAAATCGGCTCCGACAAACCTCATGCAGAGCATCATCCCCGTCGTCGCCGAGTTCACCGCCACCGCGTGCCGCGCCCCGGTCAACTCGCGCACCATCGACTCCAACCGCTCGGTCATCGGACCCGACGTGATCCACCCGGAATTCAGAACGTCCGCGATCAACTGCGTCGCGTGGCCGCCAACAGACGGCCGGTGGAACGGCACTCTCATATCGCATCCTCCCACTCGCGGCGCACGTAGCCCCTGTCGCTCCGCAGCCCCGGCGCGAAGCCCGGCAGGTCATTATTGTGCCGCCCACGCCCGCGCCGGTTCACCCGCATGCCCTCGGCCTCGCACCGGCGATGGTACTCCTCGAGGCGCTGGCGCACCACGTCCTGGTACTCGTCGTCCGGCAGATGCACGATATCCCACGCCGCCATCAGTTCGGCCTCACCGTCATCGCGTCCCGGCAGATGAGAGTCCACCAGTCTCCAGAGACAGGGACGGCGGCCCCGTACCACCGTCGTCCTCCGTCAATGGCGCCATCGAACATCCACTTGCACAGTCTCTCCCAGTCGAACGGACTGGCGGTATCACGCTCGCCATGTGCTCGATACATGCGTCTATCTCCTCCTCCGTCCAGTCGTCGCGGATCACCGGCTTGCCGTCCGTCTGCCGACGAAACCGACGCCGCTTCACGGGCTCGCGCTCCCGCTCCTGCTCGGCCTGCCACTCGCTGAAGCTACGAGGCATCGATGGCGCCCTTTTCGTCGACGAACCGCATGGCCGTAGCCGCAAGGTGGAGAGCCTCTTCAACCTGTCGTTCATGGCTCTCCCAAAACACGGCCTTCTTGAATTCCTCGTATTCCTCCGTGATGATGCCGAACGCATCGAACCGCGACAGATACGGGCCGAACTTTTCGCGGCCCTTCGCCATCTCGCGCCTCACGCTTTCGGCCGTCTCTATGGTGCTCACTTCTTCCCCCGCTTCTGGCCGGTCCGCCGGAAGAACTCCTCGACGGCCTTGCGGGCGACCTCGACGCTCGCAACTTCCACCTCGGGTGGAACGTAGGTGGAGTGTGCCCCCAGCCTTCTGGACCCCTCAAGCAGCACGGCCGAAAGGTCGGCTGGCGTGGGCATCTGCTGAGACTTGCACAGTAGCCACTCGCAAGCCTTCCCGACCTGTTTCGGCGAGTACTGTCTCGCTATCCGCATGTAGACCAGGGATGCGTGCTTACCGAGCTCCCTGCCCCAGATGCTTCCGATCGTTTCGAGGAAGTGCGCTACGATCTCGTTCGTGTTGCTCATCTCCATTCGCCTCCTTCAGTGCTGCGAGTATCCCCATCCGTCTGGAAAGGGCCTTGCCAGTCAATGGTTGCCGCGGCTTGAGCGGCATCTCTCGATACTGTTCAACGTGCTTCGCGTCACGGACGCAAAGTTCCAGCGAGAGGTACGCCTTCCCGTGCTCGTTCATCCCAAGGTTCCATGGGCTGCGGTGCATGCCCTCGATCGCCTCGATCAGATCCGCCGCATCGTAGCCGTCCCCAAGACGGGCGAGGATGATCTTCCACTCCTTGAGCTTCGAGTGGACGCGCGGGAAGGAGTGAGGATGCAGGAGCTTCCAGTGCTGAAATACTGCCCGGACCGCGTCAGCGTGTCCGGGGTCAATCTCTTTCTCCTCTCCTCTCCTCTCCTCTCTTCTCCTCTCCTCTCCTCTCGCCGGGACTGTCCCGGGACAGTCCCGGGACGGACTCTCGTTTCTAGCCCTCTCGCGCTGCCTACGCTTCTTTTCTGCTTCCTTGTACGATCCCTGATATTCAGGCCAATCGTGAATCATTCCAGAATCATCTAAGAGTCGACTCCGAATCATTCCGGTTTTAATCCCGACTCCTCTCCGTTTCCATCCGACTTGATTCGCAAGTGATTCGTCATCGTACCCTGATAGATCCCCGTCGGGCTCAAAGTCCACGGCGTAGTTGTGGACCGCAACGACGAGTCCGCAGGCCTCAAAACGGTTGACGCCAAGGATCTTCGCCAAGTCCTGGACCTTCCGGTGCCTGCTCAATGTGGAGTAGTTCTTACTCCAGCCCACGGTCCCTCCCAGTCAGTTCGCCCGGCTATCGCCGGTATGATGCCGCCGGGGCGGTGTCGCCCCGAATTGCCTATCCGCGTAGGTAGGCAAGAATGTCCGATCCGAGAAACACCGGGGCTTTCGAGCGCGACATCTTCTTGCCACGGATCTTTCCCGCGCGCTCCCAGTTGATGACCGTAGCTCGAGTGACACCGAACATCGCGGCCACATCATCGCAACTGTAAACCGCGTCGGGTAATATTTCCCTAGCGTTAACCTGTGCCTTGGGTCCGTTGGGGGGGAGGTTCACTTCCTGAAACGGGCCCCCGTTTTTGCTTTCCGCTTCGCTTAGCGCCGCCTGCCCGATCATGAACAGGTGTTCTTGCGCATGAAGCCCAAGCGAATTGGACCAGGCTCGAAATCTTCGAACGACGTCCCTCCTTTCGCTTCTCGTCTTTCCGCTTGATCCGCGAAACCAGTTGTCAAAGTTGCGAGGAATGGTATCTTTCGCTGCTTCCATTTTCTCTCCTTTCAGGTTTTCGGCCCTTCGCGATCTACACGACGGGGCCACGCCGCACCTCAGCACGCATCGTAGCTTAAACGTCCCTTCTTCCGATTCTTCGTTGGGCATGGGCCTAGACTTGTCCGTGTCGCATGCCGCTCGCTTTATTGCGTGCACGATCGCTTTGTTCTCTGTGAGATATCGACCACCGGCCCGACGGGGACGTACGTGTGACGGTAGCGGTCGCGCCGCCGGGCCGGGTGATCTTCGTGTTGCAGTACATGCTACCGTCACATCGTCCTCTTACAACGGCCCGCGCCGTGTGTCAAACAAATCTTGCGGGCGGCCGGAGTTGGCGTCTGCGTCCAACCCAGAGGAGGTCACTTCTGGCCCGACCGCCCGCGAGCGGCTGCCATTTCAGCGGCGGCAGCCAGACCGCATCGGCGCTATCGCGCCTTGAGAGCGCCCGGACTGCTGGGGTTGTTCCCGCGCTAGGACCCGTAGGGTTCAGCAGCAGCGGCGCGGGTTCCCTCCGAACGCTCTCAAGCCCCTCCGGCTGTTTCCCGGTGGAGGGGCGCCCGGGGGTGTCCGGCAGGTCGGCCTTCCGCTTAGTCAACCGACCCGGCCCTACAGCCTTCGGGGAGACGGGACTTGAACCCGCAACCTCTTGGCCCCAAACCAAGCGAGCAACCAATCGCTCTCCTCCCCGTCTGCCCCCGGCAGGACTCGAACCTGCGTTGGTCGCTGCCGCGACTGCCTTACCAGAGATGCCTCTCTCGCGCATTGCGTCTTGGCTACGGGGGCGTTGCGGCGCTGTTCCCCAGCACCGCGTGAAAGCCGTTCTACTTCTTCCTTCCACCTCCCTTCCCGCGTCCGCCGCCCTTCCCTCCTCCGGGGCCGCCCTTGCTGCACCCGCCGGGGTTCGCGTTGCGGCGTCCGCCGCCAGGGCGACCTTTGCCCCGACCGCTTCCGTCTCGCTTACCGTAGGCCATCATGGCCTCCTTTCTCGCGCTCCTGCGCTCTCCCAGTCGTAGCGTAGGAACGGAAATACGGACAGACGTCATCGCCGTCCACGTTCTCGCGAAGCACGGGGCAAAAGCCCCGCACGAATGCGGCAGCGTAGTAGTTTCGGCAGACGGCGCAGCACTTCGCCGGGTCCGTCGTCTTCTGGCGGCCGGTGAAGAGTAGCCCCTGCGCATGCCGGTCATACGCCACGCCGCTTGCTCCTGATGTACGCCCTCGCGCAGCGCCAGCAGATCGGCCGGCCGTTCCAGCGGAGCTCGGTCATCGATCGCTGCCTCCCGCAGATTGGGCAAAGAGGGGTAGCGTCGGCTCCGGAACATGCTCCGGGCAGTAGTGCTTGCCCCTGCCGAGCCGCCACGCCAGCGGGCCCAGCAGGTTCTCCGTTCCGGGTACCTCCGGCACGAACGTCCAGCCTTTCGGTAGCTCGTCGCCCCTTCCGTGGTAGAGCGCCACCGTGTTCCAGCAGTCCGCATAATCGCACCGCAGGTGTCCCACATGCTGCCCCTTCCTCAGTGGCTCGGGGTAAATGCCGATCACGGTCATTTCGCAACGACCTTCCCTCCCTCGACATGCAGCCGCGCGTCCGCGAGCTCCCAGAGATCGGGAACGTGCGAGACGTAGTAGACCCGGTGGAACCCGCCGAGGTCCAGCGCCTTGCGGAGCATCGCCACGTACTGGCGAGCATTGTCGCCGTCCAGCGCCCCGGCGCACTCGTCGCGGAACAGGTCGGCCATAGGGATCGCGGAGCGCCGGGCGTTGTAGATCGCGATGGCCAGAGACAGCGCCTCGCCGATGATGACGCGCTCACCGCCACTCTTCAGCGCCGCGCTGCCGTCGGTGCCCCGTTCGTTGTCGAGGACGGTGAGGTCGCAGACCTCGAGCGTCTGCCCTTTCTTCGCCGCTGCTGCCTGCGTGGTCAGGCGCACCGTGTAGCGCGATCCGTAGCAGGCATGGAGCAGCTCGTTGCAGAGCCCGCTGATGCCGGGGGCCGCCGCGTCGATCTCGTAAGCCTGCACGCCCTTCGGCCCCGCGGCCTTCTGGAGCGTCGTCCAGTCGTCCAGGTCCGCGGTCAGGATCTCGATCTCGCCCTGCGTGGCGACGAGCCCGGCCTCGGCCTTCTCTGCCTGTGCTTTTCGCTCTTCGAGGCGGGCGAGCGTTGCCTTTGCGGCGTCGAGTGCGGCCCGTGCGCGTTCCTTCGGCCCGTTCTTCGGCGGGGACGGCTTGAGGACAGCGTGCGTGGCGCGCTCTTCCTCGGCCGCTTCGACGGCCTTCGCCGCAGCCCCGCTCCTTACCTCGGCTTTCTGGAGCCGCTCTTCCTCGACCATGATCTCGTTTGCGACGGCGTCGAGCCGCGCCCCGGCCTCCTCCAGACCGGCGAGCGCGGTCTTCGCCTCGGCGATGGCCTTCTGCGACGCGACGGCGACCTCGAGCGCCTTCTCCAGTCCGGCGAGCTCGTCGAGGCCCGGCTTCGTCGGCTCCGGCGGCACGCTGATAGCGCGAGCCTCCTCCAACTTGGCAAGGAGTCCGCCAATTTCCTGTGAGGCTTGGGACGCGTCGGCGATGAGCGGGCACCCACCAGGGCAATCTTCGGGGATGCTCGCCAGTAGAGCCGAGCGACTCTCGCGGTCGCCGATCTCTGCCTGCAACCGCACGATCTCGCGGTCCCTGTCCCGGATGGCCGCGGTGCGCTCCTGGCATGCGAGGCGGTAGTCCGCCCCGGCCTTGTTGAGCGCGTCGATCTTGCCGCGCAACTCATCGGGGTCGCCGGTCTCCTGCCCCGTGAGCTCCTTGAGTTTCGCCCGCTTCGCGAGCCTCGCCTCCAGCGTCTCGTGCTCGGCTCGCAGCTTCGTCAGGCGGTCGGCAATCTCCTTCGCGGCCTTCTCGGCGTTGTCCTTCTCGCCCCTGGCTGCGGCGATCTTCATCTCGATTTCGTTAAGCGTGTGCGTGTACTCGTCCGCGACCTTGCGCTGCTCCTCGTAGGTTTCCTCGGCTATCTCCAGCCGGTCTTTCGCGTCCTTCACCGCATCGCGAGCCGTCTGCATCTCCTCGGTACTGACGTACTCCGTCGCCTGCAACGCCGCGAGCTTGCCCTTCAGCGTGTCGAGTTCCGACTTCGCCTCGCGGGCCTTCACCCCCGCGGCGTCCGCGATCTCCTGCCACCGCTCGATGCCGATCAGCTTCGCGAGCAGCGTCCGGCGCTCGGCCGGGTCCAAGTCGAGGAAACGCCCGGCGCCGGATTGGGCACCGAAGGCAGAGGCGAGGTAGACGTCCTGCGGCGGGAAGTAGCGGGCGACGGCCTCGACAAAGTGCTTGATCTTCCCGTCGGGCGGGGAGATTGGCTCGCGCGTCCGCAACCCGTTCACGGGGTCCGTATGATCGCCATAGAGGAATGCCTGCGCCTTGCCCTTTACGGCGTCGATCTGGACGTCGGCCGTGATCGTCATCCCGTTCACTGCGAGATCCACCTCAACGCGGCTCTTCGCGTCGTTGCACACGGCAGACAGCAGCCCGCGCGAGGGCATCGTGCGGTACAAGGCCCCGGGCACGCACTCCAGCATCGTGGACTTGCCCGCACCGTTCGGCCCCGTCACCGCAACGAGCGCCGCGTCGCCGAGTTCGTCGATCGGTACCTCGACGTCGCGGAACGGAATGGTGCCGCGGATGGTCAGCTTACGGAGTTTCATCGTCGGCCTCCCTGCTTACGCTTCTCCAGACAAGCAGCACCACGACGATCGGAGCCGCCACCATCCCGATAACGGCCATCGGCATCTCGCCTTCTGAAATTCGCGCGTTGATTTCTCTCGCGTGCGCTTTCCACGCTGCGCGGAAATGGTCACGGAGTTTCATCGTCGGCCTCCTTCTCGATTCGCCTTGCTGCGAACCCGCTCGGCGCGATGATGAGATCGCACCACGGCTCCCACTGGTCGCAGACGCCATCGGATAGAACTCCGTTTCCGTACATGGCCGAGCCGTCCTCGCACTTCCATCGCTCGCAAAAGACACGCGTCGGATGGATGTCCTGCGTCGAACGGGTCGGCAGCTTCGCCCACTTGCAGTCTCGGCATGCGCGGGTCAACGGTCACGATCCCCATTGTGTAGCAAGCCCCAGAAGCAACCTAAAAGCGTAATGCCGGTGAGGAACAAGCCAACAAACAAGATCACTCGCAGGACGATCTCTTGATTCATCTGACCGCCTCCATCTTCCGCAGTATCTCGTCCGCCTCGCAAACGCGGCATTCGATTCTCTCGGGTGGGAATTGCTGATCGGCCAACGCAAGCCTTGGTTCGTTGCATTCGATCCAGCATACAGCTTCTTGCCACGTTTCGAGTACGCGGCAATGCGCCTGCCCATCGAAATCCTCGTAACGAACGCAGAAGCCGCCCGTATCGAACGGCGTCACGCTCACGTTTTCGCGGGCGATGATCCCGAGATCACGCCGACCCCGCATCCAGTCCCACCATCGCTTACCCACTGACCGCCTCCATCTTCCGCTTGATCCACCGCCACGCTCTCCGCAAATCGACGAGCAACAGGAGGCAGAACCGACGCTTCGCCTTCGCAAGTTGCTCGCACTGGTACGCGAAGGAATCCTCGATACGCTTCATCGGAACAGGTTCCTTGCCTCAAGGTCTTGGCCGATAGCGTGCAGTGTTAGGGCGACTTCCCGGCGCAGCTTGTCGGCCATCTTCTCGCGTGGCGGCATCCACGGCCACCACTTCCGCAACCATGTCCGCATGCGACTCTCGGGAACGTACTCCGGCAAGCGAATCGTGATTCCGTGATCGGTCATCCTAGCCCCTCCATCTTCCGCAGGATCTCGTCCGCCCGCGCCGGGCGCTCGTCGCCCCAGTACGCCTCCAGCTTCTCCCGCTCGCCCTTCGCCTCCGCGACCTCCGCGCCCCGTGTCCTCGTATCGGCTATCACCTTCGGCTCGATCACGTAGTCCGTCCACCCCGCTTCTTTGGCAACCACTTCGGCCGCCCCTCGGGCCACTCCGCGTGCTGGCTCATCCACGCGATAGCGAAATCGCACAAACGAGCGTCCCGTCGGGCTGCTTTGATCGCATCCCTCAACACCGACAGGAAGGCTTTCAAGCAAACGTAGGCGATTCGTAGTCGCATCCCACTCTCCTTCAACACAAACGAGTTGCCGCCCATACGGCCCGAACCACTCCCACTCCTTCGCGTCCGTGTCGTAGATGCCGAAGCCCTTCGCCGCGTCGTCGCCGAAGCGCATCTGCCGAATGCCGCCGACGTACCAGGCGCACTCCCCCACCTGCTGCCGGCGATGGTAGTGCCCGAGGAACGTCGGCACCGTGAAGTCTGCCGCCGTGAGAACTGAGGAGACCTTGCCCGTCGTCTCCTGACCCCCGTCGAGTTGCGCGCCAACGAGGTCGCAGTGGGCCAGCAGCACGTCCGGCTTCTCCGCGAGCAGTCCGCGCACAACGTCAGCGTAGAGCGCCGCGCCGTTCTCGACCTTGACCGTCGGCCACGGGGCGCAGGCTATGTCGAGATCGCAAACATTCGCGACGCCTGGAATCGTGAATGCGTGAACGTGGACAAGGTGGAGCATGGCCTCGATGTCCAGCGGGTCGTCGTGATTGCCACGGATCGCAACGACCGGTGGCTCCAGAGACTTGAGGAAGGACCATACCGCCCGCCGCTCCGCGCTCGTTGACTTCCCATCGTAGAGGTCGCCCGCGATCAAGACGGCGTCCGCGTCTTGGTCGTGGATCTCGCGCGCGATCTCTCGCAGAATCCGCGCCTGCTCCTCCAGCGGCACGTCCGACCGGCACGGGCGCTCGGTGATGTGAAGGTCAGCGACTACGGCTAGACGCATGAGAATGATCCTGGAATCGTCGCCAATAGCCTGCTACGAATCGCGCTCGTCCCACCCGTGCAAAGAAGCCGGATCTCCAAGTGCGCCGTTCCTACGAGGTAGCCACGGGTATAGGCTTCCGCCGTAGCCAAGTGGTGATACTTCCGGCCAAAGAGGCCGGCGTCGTAGCCTTCCTGCCATGTCTTCGGTATGTATTCGTTCTCGTCGCTCATCGTTTCGTGGCCTCCTTCAGCCTTCGCAGGTCGCGCTGCTCACGCGGCTTGACGCGCTCGTACTGGCAGACCGGGCAGAGGATCCGCAGCGGCTCGCCGTCGTGCTGCTCCCACTTCGCCCCGCACTGGTAGCAGAGACGCGCGATCATCGGTTCCTCCCGTAGCGCCACCGCTCAATCACCATACCGAGCGACTCCCCTCCGATCACGCACGTACACCACGCGATGAAGACCAGGAACAGCTTCGGCCCCATCAGAACGGCACCTCGTCGGGCTGGTCGCCCTCCGCGAGCTCCTTCACACGCAGCGAGACCTTGTCCGCCAACGCCGTCGCGTCCTTCACCGTGAACTCCGCGCGCTCCTTGCCAGTCTCACGGACCAGGCGCCGGAACTCTTCCGTCGGAAACTTCTGCTCCTTCGCGTATGTCCACAGGTCTTCCAGCATCGCCTGCGCCTTCTCGCTCGGCTCGTCGTCCGTGGGCTCTTCCTTCGCCTCCTGCACGATGTCCGGCCCGACGCTCCCACGGTCAGCGGGCGGGTAGAGCTGCGCCTGCGCGTTGCTCATGTTCGACAGCAGCGTCCGCTTCGCGTCGGCATCCTCGCTGTCGAGGATCAGCTTCGCGATCGCAAACGGCTTCGCCAGTTCCTCGGCCGTGTAGCCCGACCGGATCGCCAGACACGATCGCATCGCTCGGAGCAGCGCCTTCGACGCGCACTCCTCCGCAGCGTACTTCCGTTTCTGCTGCAACGCCCGGTCCGTCGAACCGCTGGCGTCCTTCGCACCGTCGCGGTAGTCGAGCTCCTTCGTCCCGCTCGCCTCGCGTGAGAGCCCGTCGGGGTCCACGACGCGGATGCGCGCGCGGAACCCGTAGACGTGCGGGATCGTGCGGTCGTCTGTCCGCGTGACCTCGAGGACCGACACGCCAGCCGCCGCGGCCATGCGCTCGATCGCCACCTTCGTCAAGCACACCTTGTCCGCCACGCGGTAGGTGTCGCCGCTCTTTGGTGACGGGTCGACCTTCACCACGCGGATGCTCATGCGCGCGCCCTGCGGGATGTCCTGCTGCGCAACGACGGGCGTCAGCACGTTGAACTCGTCGGGCGAGTACTGCGCGAGCTCGCCCCCGCCTCGGACTGCGATCTCCTTCGTCATTTCGCTCTCCTCGCTTTCTTCGGTGCATATTTTTCCAATTGTCGCAGTAGAAATCCAGGCTCAGATAGTAAGTGCTCGCGAGAACCGAGAAGGCTTGTAATCCGATGCGCCAACCGGTGGCATGTTGGGCACAGAACAATCAGATTCGCCCGCGTGTTAAGTCCGCACCACTGTCGAGGCACTATATGGTGGATTTGTAACACGCTGTAAATGCGCCCAAGCGCCATGGCTTGACCTTGAAGCCCTTTCGGGGTGGTGTATCCGCAAGCGCTGCACATGGGCTGTTCTCGTAGCAAGGCATCGCGCATATCTATTGGAAGTCCACGCACGTCCCGGCCCCGCGCACTTACTGGAACGCGAAAGAACGCATGGTGTTCACGATTTTTCCGCGCACCAGAAACACAATCCGGACAGTATCTTTTCTTTCCAACAATAGCGCGGCCACATCTTTTGCATTCGCCCAATTTCCTTGAGAGGAATCGCCATCCTGCCCCTTGCCCCCGAATACAATCAGGGCATAGTGACGCCCGGTGCCAATCCGCCTCATCCACTTTTCGATCGACAATGACAAAAAACTTGCTGGCAGGAAAGGACGCGCCGCAACACTTGCACCTTATCTCTTCGTATTCTTCAGCAAGGCATCGACTCGGCATTGTTATGTAAACTGCCTCGGCTGTCCTGCTCATGACTCTCTAGTTCCTCGGCCACGTTCGATCTTCTCTTCGATCGCGTCCTCGAGCCAACTTGTCAGCGTCACTCCACGCAACGCTGCCTGCGCCTTCGCGAGCCGATACAATCGCTCGTCAAGAATGCGCAATGTCCTGTACTTGAGCCGTGTCGGGATCCGTTTCCTTGCCATGCGCTATATGTAGCATATAGTGCGCTATTTGTCCAGCGTTTTTTTTCGCGCGGGGCGAACGCCGTTTAGGCGGGAGAACGCCCCAAATCACCCGGGAAATATGGCCAATCCTGACGATTCTAAGGGGTCTGCGAAGCCGCTAGAGGACGCCCCGGGCCTTGAGCACGAAATACCCCACGCCGGCGATCGTGCCGCCGATCACGAGGCCAGCGCCGAGGAGGGACAGGGCAATGACCTTCACGCTGATGCCGGTCCCGTTGCTGGCCTTCGTCTTGCCGTTGGAGATCCGCCGCTCGATGTCCACGCGGAAGTTGCCGCAGTTTGCTTGCTGCTCGCGGATCGCTTGCCACTGGTGGGCGTTATCGTCGCGGACGTCCTTGACCTCGGCGCGCACGCCCTTGATCTCCGCGAGGATCGTTCGCAACGCTGCCGAAATGGATCCGCCGAAAATCTC